GGCGTATCCGAATCACCGGAAGGAAACATTATGACCTTCGTCCTCCTCGCCACGGTCGCGATCTTGCTGATCGGCGACTGGTTACTCAACGACGATAATTTTCGCCCCCGCCACTAGGAGATTTCAATGGAAGCCCTCTTGTACCTCTTTATCGCCCTCGTCCTCGTTGCGGGTGGTGCTGTTCTCTGGGAAAAGCTCGGTGCCAAAGCCACCGCCGAAGCAAACGCCGTCAAGGCCGCCGCGGACGCCGTAAAAAGCGACATCGGGAAACTGTGACATGGAAGGGTCAGTCAATGAAAAGGTTGCCGACGGCGCAGCCCTGACCGCGTGGATAGGTTGGTTCTTCAGTCACTTAACCGCAGCAAACGAAGTGCTACAGTTCATCGTGCTTTGTATCGCTCTGGTTTCCGGCACCTACGCCCTGTTGTTCCATCGTAAACGACTGAAGGCCATGGAATGAGCGCGGAGTTGGACATCGCCTTACCGCGAGTCAAGTCGGCAGAGGGCTTCCGGCCCTCTGTCTACCTCGATACCGTCGGCGTCCAGACCATCGGCTACGGCTGCGCCCTGCAAGACTGGCCCGAACCCTTCGCCAGCGCCGTCGCCAAGATCCAGCTCGAGCAAGCCGAGACCGAGTGCGCCTCGATCGCCGGCTACCTCGACCTCGATCCCACCCGACGTTCCGTCCTCATCGAAATGATGTTCAACCTCGGCCCCACCCGGTTGAGCGGCTTCCACGACCTCTTGCGGTCCATCCGTGACAAGGACTACACCGCGGCCAAGGAAGCCATGCTCGACAGCAAGTGGGCCATGCAGGTGAAGGGCCGAGCCGTCCGCTTGGCGACCATCATGGAAACAGGAGTCGATTCGCAATGAACAAGCTCAAAGCGTTGGCGCTCTACGCCATCGACCGGGGCAAGGAGCCCTCGAGCTGGGCCGGCGTCGCCGCCATGCTCTCACTTGCCCACCACAGCCTCACCTCGGAGCAAGCGGCCAATCTCGCCCTGGTGGGCGTCATGGTCGCCGGCGCCGCTGCCGTCATCGCCAAAGGATAGCGACATGATCCCCCAAACGATCCCGCTGCTCGGTCACACCATTCAAGTGTTCGTGGCCAAGCCGGGCGAGTGGGCCTTTGGGGAGGACTGCTGCGGGATCTGGTTGCCGACTTTGCACCAGATCCACATCAGCGGCGAGATCGACCAGTCGCTCCAGCTCCATACCTTCTTCCACGAGATGGTTCACGCCATCTTGGACATGATGAACCACAAGCTCGGCCGCAACGAGGTGTTTGTCGACACCTTGGCCGGGTTACTGCACCAGGCGCTGACCGGTGCCGTTTATCCGAAGCCCGCCCGAAAGCGGGTATCCAAGAAATGATGTGCGACGTCACCTCATAATTCCCGATGCCCAAATCAGGCCGGGATCCGATACCACCCACATAGACTGGGCCGCCGAAGCCATTGTCGAATACCGACCCGACGTCATCGTCGTGATCGGCGACTGGTGGGATCTGCCCAGCCTGTCCATGCACGACGCACCCGGCTCTAAAGAAGCCGAAGGGCGGCGGGTCATGCCCGACATCGAGGCCGGCAACGAAGCGTTCGACCGCCTCGTGAGGCCGATGGAAGACGAGCGGATGCGCCTCGCCAAAGGGCGGCGCAAGATGTGGAGCCCCGAGTGTCATTTTCTATTCGGGAATCACGAACACCGACTCACTCGGGCTATCTTTCTCGACCCCAAGTGGGAAGGGATCATCAGCCTCGATAGCCTCAAGACGCCGTGGTTTACCCGGCACGAGTTCCTAAAGATCGTTGAGATCGACGGGGTGAAGTACAGCCACTACTTCCCCAACCCCTATTCGGGGCGACCCATCGGCGGCACGATCGTCTCGCGCCTCAACAACATCGGCTCGAGCTTCGTCCAAGGCCACCAGCAGGGCTTCCTGTACGCCTCGAAGCAATATCCGGATCACGTTAAGCACGGTCTGGTCTGCGGGCGGTTCTATCTCGACAACGAACATTACCGACCCGCCGACGTCCAGAACTCCGAGTGGAACGGCATCGTCATCCTTAACGAAGTCGAGAACGGCACCTACGACCTGATGCCGTTATCGATGACTTATCTCAGGCGCAAATATGGACAACGACCCCAAAGCGGACTACGGCGACCACGTCATGGTGCTGTCGAATCTGTACGCCTACCGGCAGCGGCCGTTGCCGCGGTTCGGTAAGTATTCCGTCGATGACAAGCTCGTCATCATTCACAAGCAGCTCGACGAGCTGTACGGCATGGTTGAGGTGATCAAATGCGCTTTAAACGACCTGTGGAAGATAGTCGACCCATCGAAATCCCCGACCCGATAAACGACCCCGAGCATTACCGCCAAGGCATGATCGACTGCATCACGGCCATCGAGGCGCAGCTCACCGCTGAGGAGTTCCGCGGCTACCTGAAGGGCAACATTGCCAAGTACGTGTGGCGCGAACGCAAGAAGGGTGGAGGGGAGTCGCTGCGCAAGGCGCAGTGGTACCTGAACACCCTCTTGGACAAGACGCCGTGATCTGGCTCGCCCTGCTGCGTCGCTTCTGGTGGGCCGTCCCGTTGCTCGGCCTACTCGGCACGATCGGCGTTTTGCACCACGAACGGGACAGTGCCAGGGCGAAAGTGGTCGCGCTCGAGGACACCCTCAAGGCCATTCAAGCGGCCCACACCGCGGCCATTAAGGTCGCCACCACCGAGAAGGAAAACGCCGATGCCGCGTATCAGTCGAGCAGCCATGCTGCTGCCCTGTTGGGCGATAGTCTGTCTCAGCGGGTGCGTGACTACGAAAACCGTCTACGTACCCGTCCCGTGCAAGACCCCGGTCAGCCTGTCGCAACCGTCGGAAGCGTTGCCGCTTCTGAAGCAGCTCGACCTGACGTTGAAGCCCTCCTCGGTGACGTTGTCGCCGCCTGTACCCGCGACGCTACCCGACTCCAAAATGCCGTGGACTGGGCCGCGACAGTAGCCCATGACAGCGCCCCAGTTACCCGTCCCTAAATGGGCTTCAGACGTCCTGAGACGGCTTGACGAGCTGCCGTCTATCCTTCGGCAGCAAGAGACGATCGGGCGGCTCCTGACGGTTATACGGGCGCTGACGGACGAGAAGGATGCGCTGATTAAAGCGCTGGCCGACAGCCGCAATCAATTGGCGGCGGCAAAGGCGGAGATCGACGAGCTGCAACAGGTCATTATCAAGCGTTTGTCCGGTAAACCCTGATGGGCCACGCCGTCCTACTGATCTTGTTCTCGCTGTGGTTTACCGACCATCCCCGAGCGGCACTCGTCGCGACGCTCGGGATAGGGTGGCATCTCAATCGGATCAGACGCCGGTTTCGGTAGCGCCCCTCTCCCGGATTCGAGCCGCAAAGACCTCGCCGCCTTTGACCGGCGACTTTCGTTCACACACTTTCGCACACGCCTCGCGCTCGGCGGCGGCGACAAGGGCGGCGAAGCGTTCAATCTCGTAATGCCCTTTCAATTCAAATGCGGCGCTATTTGGAATTACCTCACGCGCCATCCTAATGATGTCATCCCTGTTCATTGTTCCCCCTTGCGCGGATGGCCTCACAACACTCCGTTTCTGTCACCACACGCAAAAACTGTGCTGTTTGAGCAGACCGCGCCGCACCACGCGCCGCATCAAACGCCGCAAACCACGCCGCATCTTGCGCCGCATCTTGCGCCGCATCACGCGCCGCAGACCACGCCGCAGACCACGCCGCACCACGCGCCGCACCACGCGCCACAGACCACGCCGCACCACGCGCCGCATCAAACGCCGCAAACCACGCCGCATCTTGCGCCGCATCAAACGCCGCAGACCACGCCGCACCACGCGCCGCATCAAACGCCGCACCACGCGCCGCAGACCACGCCGCTTCAAACGCCGCATCTAATTCATTTTTTGTCGCTGCGCCCAAAGCAAAACGCTCTGCGACATTGATTGCGTCATGGCTTCGTTGATCGGTTATCAGATGCTGCACTTGTCTTGCACACCAGACAGCAAACAACCGCCACTCGCGGTCATGCTCAGGCACCGTGCGACACGCCCACAAAGCGTCTTTTATGCCGTTTGATTCCACAATGACGCTAAACGGTAGCGGCTCGTCATCGGCTT